AGCTATCAACACGTTGTTTTTCACTTTGTATCCTTGCCAACTCAGAGGATGCCTCAACTAGCTTGTCTGGATCACCTGATTCGTAAGCCTCTTTATAATCCTTTTTAGCCTTTTCTAGCTCTGCATCTACCCTACCTTTAGCCTGATTTATTAAAACGCTTTCACCATCAGACAGGCTTTTACGCAGTTCATCGTTTTCTTTTTGAAGTTTTTTAGCATAGTTTAATGCTTCTTCTTGTAGACGAGATGCTTCTTCTTTGGCTCTACGTTCTTCGTGATAGTCGTATTTCAAAGACTTTATACGCTTCTGCACCTTCTCACTATAGTTTTTGGCTTCATCGTCATCATCCTCAACCTTAGTAGTTGCAGCTTCATTTCTCTTTGAAACCCTGTCTTCTTCAGGTCTATCGTCAACAATCTCCACCTCAAAAGGTGCATCGTCTTTTTTAGGTGTCTGAATTGGCTTTTCACTGCCAAAGTCTAAATCCTGTTGAACTTCTTGCTCTTCTACTATTTTTTCTGCTGTATCACTCATATTCTTTTGTATCCTCTTGGGTCATCAACTACGGCTTCAACAGTGTCATCGTTGATTAACCTAAATTCTTCATTATGAATTTTAAATCGAGTGCCAGAATAAGATCGGAATATTACAAAGTCACCCTCTTTACACCACGCTCCATTAGGAAACTTTTTTTCATCCTTATAAGCGTCATCTCCCATTTTTACAACAAAGCCTATGATTGATGCTATACCTTCGGCATCTCGTAAAGAATCAGGCATATAGACACCACCTTCGGTTTTCTCATCTACTTTTACTGGGGATATTAGAAGTTTGTAGCCCTTTGGTTTGGGCATTTGAGAAGCTGTTTTATCAACGTCTTCTTTTTTTGCAGTTGAATACATTTTTACCTCATGCAGTGATTTAGGCTCACAGTTGCCTTGCGTTTAAATACGTTTAGGTTATTTAATCCTCAATGGCTTTTTTTTGCAAGTCTAAAATTTCTTGCTCTATTTTTACCAATCCTCTGTATTCACCGACCATTGAGGTGTATTCATCGAAGGTTTTTGCCCCTCCCATGCATAAATGTTCCTGTATTTGGGTCTTTTGATCACTGATTCGTTTTAAAATCAGCCCATAATCGTCATTCATCAGAGGCTAAATCCCTTGCAAGGTTCAATCCTATGTCTACACCGTCTTTTATAGCCTTTTTCTCGGCTTTATCAGCCTCTGTAGCTACCTGAATGCCTAGTTTAGCACCTTGTATCTTCTCATTTGACTTGGTTTTCTGCACATCGGACTGCAATTTGGCAATATCAAGCTGTTTCTTGTGTTCAAACTCAGCTTCTTTCAAGGCTAACTCTCTTTGCTGTATAATTGTTAGTGGGTCTTGCTGTTTTTTCATTGCTTCAGCCTGAGCCATCTCTGCCTGACCCTTTTTCAGCACCTTAGCTGCAGCTTCTGCTGTTAATTTTGACAATTCTTCCTCTACATCCTCTGGTAAAGGCTTTTCTTCGTCTGGCATTTCCACACCTAACTGCTTTTCTATCTCTTTTCTATACTGAAATGCAACGTGTTCCGTGATGTGAGCTGCCAAGGCATTCTGGATAGCAGACGCAAAGGGCGATTGACCAATGATTTGCTGTATCTTTGGATCTTGAGCAGCAGCAGTATGTACAGCAATGTGCGCTTCATGGTCTTGGTACTTGAACGCCTTGACAGGTTCTTGCTTCATGATCGCCATGTTTTCTGTTACTGGATCATTCGGCTTTATATCGTCAGGTAGTTTGATAATATCTGATGCATCTTTTATTCCTAACACCTCTAGCATCTGTCGATGTAGCTTTCCCATATCGTATAGCTGTGGTGCTTGTTGGGCTAATTGTAGGGCTGCCTGATATTGTGTTACTCGTTGTGCCATTGTGGAGGCATTCGGATCAGATACTGGTATTACATCCACTCTTCCATCAAAATCTTCTGTTCTTGAGAAGTCACCTTCCATTTCATAGGCATACTCTGGAGGCATGAAGTCATGGATACACTTAGCTAATATACGAAGTTCTTTTTTCAAAGAGGCGTGTAGTCGTGCTTGCACCCCAGACATCACTTTCATAGATCGCTCTAACAAGGCTAGTGTTGTACCAACAGGAGCCTGTGGGTTCATGTTCCCCACTTGCACATCAGCTACCGACCCAATTCGTCTTCCCTCTTCCACAATATTTCCCAACAACTGGTATAATACTGAGGATGGTTCTTTATAAGGTATAAACGTAATGGAATCTCGTATCGCACCACCAGGCACATCGACATCCCTGAACTCACCAGGCATGAGAGGCGAATCATCCCCTTTAATCCTAAGACCACGAGCTTTAAGACCAGCAGGTAAAT